TCACATATCGTCATGTTTTCTCCAACAGGTATTAATTGACCCTCTCTGTATTCTACTATAGGCAAATGTTCTGATCCTTCATAAGTAGTTTTACCAAAATGACACAGCTTAGTACATTTCCAGCTTTTATTTAGCTTAGGATTTTGACTATTTTTAATATCTTCAAATTTCTTCTTCAGCATCATTTCTACTTGAAACATATTGGCTTCAGTAAAATTGACAGAAAACATACCTCCGTCATTAATAAAATCGATAGATACCATTATATTATCAATGTCTGGATACAATTTTTTAATCGCATAATAATATAGCATTAGTTGTGGATCATTATGTAATTTATTTAATGTTTTTTCTTGACCTGTTGCCCAATCTAAACGCCTACCAGTTTTCCAATCAATAACTTCATATGTATTATCATTAACTTTAGTAATTAAATCTATTGTACCTTTGATAGATAATTGACCTTCTAAATGTCCTTCTTTAGTATCATAACTATATTTAGCCCAAGGCTTATCTATAGTAATATCAAAGTGTTGTTCAGGTTCAACTATTTCTCTGTTACGAGGGTCAAACATACCATCGCCATATTCTATAGCTTTGTAGACCCACTTATCACAATCCTTAAAATCTTTGTCTAACCATTTATGATGAGTAAATTGAGATGTGTAATAATGATACACTTGTTCGTTAATAGTATTAAGGCTATAATTGGTGATATCAACAGCACCTATAATATCATCTTCAAAATATCTATTATTATTTTGTTGATTAAGTTTAATAAATGCCAATATTTCCAACACCTTGTGAACAATAGTACCCTTATCTGCTTTTTTATTAGAAGGTGATCTTTGACCTAAGTTATACTCTATAAAATATTGCATAGGACACATGCTGTGGGTGCCATAAGAACTACTACGAATATATGTGACTATTATGATAGCACCGCCTTCTCTATGAGAAAATTATAGATAGTTTTATTTTTCTTAGATAAATTAGAGTCTTGATTATCTATAATTAGATCAAAGTTTGACTGATCATACAGATTATCGTCAAGTGCTATCTCGCTAGTATGAGTTGATTCGTAAAGGTTTCTATTTAGTTTAATAACTATACCACCAGCGTTTTTAACAGCATCGACCTCGTTAGGAAATCGACAATCAGCTATGAGAGCTATATCTGGTTTTTCTTTCTCTATTAATCTGATGGTAGCTGCTGACCAAACATTCTGTTGTAATTTTCTAAACATATCTGTACCGAGATGTTGCATCACTTCTCTCGCAGTCATTTGTTGATCTATTCCTGGCCAATAACAATCCACAAGATCGTTTTTATCATCGTCTGTACCATAGCACTGATCGTAGGTAAGTCCTAAGATATCGATACATACTTGTTTAAGAGGATCTGCAAAATTATAAATTTGACCCTGACCTAAATGACTAGTCTCAAAAAGATTTTTTACAAATTCACAGGAACTAGTTTTACCTGACTGTTTTCTTCCAGCAAAAGCTATAATCATACAACACCTTTTATATATTGTTTAATTTGACTATCTATTTCAGTAGAATTCATTTCTGCTACATCAGCTTTAGATATTTGTGGGGTAAATATCCTATAAGTGTTTTGACACTTTTCTTTAATTTGTTCTGCTGCTTTTTTTCCAGCATCATCATTATCGGTTAATACTATAATAGTCATAGCTCCAGAAGAGTCTAACATGATCTTTTGTCTATCGCTAATTGCAGAACCAAAAATTCCAACACTATTATGAATACCATTTTCTTCTAATTTCCACACATTGCCTGGACTTTCTACTAAAACTACTATACCTGTTTCTTGTATATGCTTTTTAGCAAACCAGTAATTATACAGAGAATTCTGACTTTTAAAGTTAGCACTATGTTTCCATTTAGAATATAGATATTTCCTATGGTCTTCAGGACAATCTTTATCAGAACTATGGAAAGAACCACATTTGTCGCATTTATCAAATACGCTCCTGCCTGTACAGCCGATCATATAATTATAATCTATATCATAGATAGGAACCACAACCCTGTTATACATCTCTCTACTAGGATTATCACACAACCCTACATCATACTTATCTAATATTTCTTTAGAAAAATTTCGATCAATATAATATTCAGAAGGTATCTTTAATAATGGCCTAATCTTATCTCTACTTAAACAATTTTCTGTACTGACCTTGCTAGAGTTTTTGATATGACTAATGACATTTGTGAACTTGTTTTTATTTCTAGATACTTTAGATACCTTAATATCATTTAAATCTTTTTTTATGAAAGACGTAATAAAATCTATAGTTTCTTTAAAGCTTGCAGTTTTATCTCCTTCTTGACTCCACTGATATTTTCTATTAGATAACAACCCTCTAACAAAACCTATAATAGATCCCTTAAAGCATTTTTCGCATCCATGAGTTCTGCATTTCCAATTACCTCTATAGTTATCTCCTTGCACATATAGATTCAATGCTCCTTCATTATCACCTTCATGAATAGGACAAGCCATACTTATCATCTTACCATGATCTTTATATTCTAAATCAAAGTGATCGAAAAGTTCTTCTATATTATCACAAAGTTCATCACAGACTATTTTTAGTTTAGCCTGATCATTCAAACGGGATTTCTTGGTCATTAGCATTTGCGTCCTCTACAATAAAACCATCATCTTTATTACTATTGTTACTCATTAATTCTAACTTAGTCTTGCCCTCGGTAATTTTAGCACACCAGCCTTTCATGTGACAATTTACATAATCATTATCATCGAGACCTCCACCATGTCTACTAATTAAAGGAACTAATTTACGATTGCCATTATCTGGACCATCTTCAGCAATTTCTTCCGGTGTCTTACGTTTAAAAATACTGAAGTTACTACATAACCAAATAATTCTATCGCTACCACTGGCTGTGTCTGTAGTTTCTTTTGTTATGCCGTCCCTATTTAGTTGGATGAATGCAACTATAGGAACTTTGTATTTGGTTGCAAAGTTGTGTAACTGAGTCATCATGAAACCAAGTACTTGATATTCTTTCATATCTTGGCTCATACCTTGGGTATCCATGAGTTTTAAATAATCATAAAATATTACACAATCTTTTGCTGTGCCATCTTCATTTAGTCCTACTTCTTTTAATAGCCATCTACGCATAATAGATAATTGATCTTCAAATCCTTTACCCGCAATAGACTTATAATAAAGACGAGCCTTCTTTAATGACTCTACAGCCTCACCAACTTTTATTGATTTAGTAGGAATATCAGCAAACTTACCAGTTTCAATATCATTGATTTCGATTTCTGTCATCATAGCCAATATTCTATTGATATGATCTTCCTTAGTCATCTCTGTATCCATATTCAATACAGGGATTTGTAACTTATTAGCAATATGAAGACCCATATTGTCAGACAATAATGTTTTACCGGTTTTAGGTCTAGCAGCAATGACATTAACAGTACTACGTCTTAATCCTCCTCCAATAGCTTGATCATATACTGGAAAACCTGTGGGAATACCAACTTGATCTACTTTATTATTAATTAGATCATCTAGATACTCATCTAACTCAGCGCCTATAGACACAGGATTATTATCTACGTCATTAAGCAGATTTGTAAAATCAAAGATAGTATCTTCTGCAAGACTTAGAATGGAGCCTATGGATTCATTACCTGTAACATCTAATATTTTATCTTGTGCTTCTCCTAATTGATCTCTTAATAATCTAGCTATTTCTAGTTTTCTAACTTTGGCTGCAAACTTTCTTACATTTTCTAAATTTACAGGAAAATCAAGAACAGCTTTAAGATGTTGTGCCTCATCTTTTTTATCAAAGGCGTGAGACAGTCCTATCTCTTGAGCAGATGAGAATATAGAAGCCACATCTATATTGATAGACTGCTCCTTATCAAAAATATTTTTAATACATTGATATATAGTCTTATTGCTATCTACAGTAAAAGAAGTGTCTTGAATAATATCTGCAATGTCGAGATACGCATCTTCACCATATTTACAAATACCAGCCAAGACTGCTCGTTCAGCAGCAGTATCACACAAAATCATTATCCAGCACTCCTAGCACAATTATTACATTTGTATCTGTCTGCAGAATCTGTTAATACAGCAGGATTGATCTCATCTTTTTTGCCACATACTCTGCATACTACTTTAAGTGGATCAAAAGCTCTAATCCTTGGGGTGGGATCAAACTTCTTGAGTTTTTGATCAATCGCTATATCCTCTTTATGTAAATGTGCTTCAATCATTTGATCAAACTTATTTTCAGTTTGTCTAGGTTTTCTGTTAACAGTTCTAATAGGTTTAGATTGTTGTTCTGTAGGTTCTTGTTTTTCCTGATTGTCTTCAGGGAGCATTTGTTTTAACATAGCAATCATTTGTTTGATTTGTTTAGGAGACATTGAATCATCCATTGCGTAACCCCTTTGATCGTTGAATAGAAATTAAAATATCTGATAAATTTTTTAGCGATGTTGCTAAATAAGTTAGTCTGTCCATGCGTTGTTTTGCATATTTTTTTATTTTATTTAATTTAGACGCTCTTTCATTATGCTTAATTGCCTGTGAAGACTTTTCTACATAACCATAGCCTTTATAATTGTTTATGTCATCAGCAATAACATCTTTAATAGTCTCTTCAGACCAATTGACTCTAGCTAATTCTCTGTTAAGAGTTCTTTGTACATGGAAACTAAATTGCGCTAGTCTATAAGCTATTTGTCCGCAATCTTCTGGAGTAGTTTTTTCCAATACATCTCTACTCATTGTTAAGTATTTTTGCAGTTCATCTTCTGGTAAGACTTCTTCCATGTATGTAGGCATACCAATACGATTCTCGTATTCATCTAAAAGCTTATCCCAAGTTTCTAATTCTTCTTTAGTAGTTTTATTCATTAGTGATTCTTTTCTTCCAATCTTCTATTTTTTCATTATATGGCAACTCAATATATTCTATACCATTAATAGCACACCACTCTTGTTTTGCCTGATCTCGTTTTTTATGTTTTACAAAGCCGATCATATCTTTATGATAAAATCTAGTAAATTTATAATGTTGTTCGCCATGTACTTCTATACATTTTTTATTCAAAGGCAAATAAAAATCTAGTATTAAGCGTTCAGTTCTCCGTAAAGGAATAGTGACTTCTTCTAGTATTTGTAATGTAGGAAAACATTCTTTTATTAACTCTCTAGCCTGCAAATGAAAGCTGGATTTATTACCATAAGAAGCATGAGCGATACCACCTGTTAGCTTCCAATGATGATATTTTCCATCTAGGTCTTTGACTTGCATGATACACCCATAGTTTCTCTAAGTTCATCCATCAGTTTATCATAAACTTTCGGATTGTCAAATACATATTGTCTGAGTTTTTCT